TTGATGCAGCCCACCCGAAGGCCTGCCTTGAGGAAGTGATACGTCAGTTCCCTGCAGATGGACGACATGCCCGTGCCACTGCCAGCAGTGAGGGTCACCATCTCACCTTTGCGGAAGCCACGAGTCATGGCATTGAGCTGCGGCCAGGGGTAGTCGCATACCGACTGGGCACCAGGCCTGACTAATTCATCCCAAAGGTCTGCGGCATTGACGATTCCATCAGGCCTGACAGGCGTCGCCTTCCAAAGCAGATCGCGCAGCTTCTCCCCCTCGCCGGCAACGAGCATCTCGTTTGCGTCCTTTCGGGGAAGTCGACAGATGGCGACCTTGCCCAGGGGCAAGACCGTCGCCGCATCCTCTGCCGCAGCGATACCCGGTTCGTCGTTGTCGAAGCAAAGAACGATGCGACTGAACTGGCTGAGCCACTTGAGGTTGGCGGCCAGGTACTTGCGAGCTGACTGTGCGCCATTGGGTAGTGACACCACGGGGAACTTGTTGCCCTGCACTTGGCTGACGCTCAGCGCATCTATCTCCCCCTCTGTCACTACGACAAATAGGTTGGTGCCACCGCCGTGGCCCTGTCGCCATAGGTGTTGACCCCATAGCTGGACGGTGCTGGTGTCACCGATCCACCGGAACTTCTTGTCGGGGTAACGCAGGTGCTGGGCAATGGGCTTGCCCTTCTGGTCCCTGTACGTGGCGACCTGTACAGGTTGTCCGTTATGCGTGGTGGTGCCGTACTCGTACAACTTGCACGTGTCTTCGTGCAAGCCACGCTTGGCTAGTGCCTTGCAGCTGATGAAGTCCAGCAGCTTGGCAGGTGGTGGTGCCAGGACGGGCATTGCTTGTGGTGGGTTGTCCTTCTTGGGTTGTTCTTGGTAGCCGCAGCCAAAGCAGTTGGCGTGACCGTCGCTGTACCTGGCGAGGTTGTCCTTGCTGTTGCACTGCGGGCATGCCTCATGCCGCAGAAACTTCGATGGCATTGCCGAACCAGCTGGTGGGGATGTGGCCTTGGCACCAGATGAAGCCATGTCGCTCAGCCCATTGCCCGTAGGTGATGGACCGTGGTGCTCGACTGAGCTTCACGTTGGCGTTCTGAAAGCACAGCCTGATGTCCAGGCCAGGGTGCTGCTCTTTGACGGCAAGCATCTTGCGTCTGTCCTCAGGGCTGAACAGCCCTTTGGTCTCAACCATCACGCCATTCGGCAGACAGAAGTCAGGCGTGTACTTGGCTTCAATGGTGTAGGCCAGGGCCGTGGCCTCATAAGAGAAGGCCAGGCCCCGCTTGTTCAATGAACTGGCGACTGACAGCTCGTACTTCGAGCGGTAACTAGAAGTCGCCGAAGTCCCCCTCGGTCGGCTTGATCGACGCCGATGAGTCGAACGGGACGGCCTCGGCTTCGCCTTCGGTCCAGCCGTTCTCGACTGGCTTGAAGCCATACCCGTCGCTGCCCCCGCCATACGGCACAAAGTTGATGACCTGTGCAGCCAGCACCTTGAGCGACAAGCCAACACCAAAGGCAGTGCTGTAAGGCTTGGCGATAAAGGTCAGGCGCCCAGTAGTACCAGCACCCATCTTGGACAGGGGTGCAGGGTTTGTGATGGGCTTGCCCTGTGAATCAAAGAGGGCAACGCTTTGCGTGTAGGGCTGGCCGCTCTTGCTGATGCCAGCTGCACGGCGCTTCATCTTGATGGCAAGCACAGGCTCGCCGTCCTCTTCGGTGTACTCAAACGACGGCGGTGCCAGCTTGAACTTCTTGTTGGGTTCAGCTGCCTTGAGCTGCTGCTTGAACCGTTCCATCAGGCTGGTCAGCTGCTCCTCGATCTCGGATGCGTCAGCTGCAGGCACCAGGGCGATGACCTTGTAGACCGGCTCGTCGAACTTGGTGTCTGGTTCAACCAGCCATGCGTACTTGAACTTGCAGATGGGGGTGGTGACTTTGAGGCTTTCGGTTTGGTTGTAGTTCATGTGATGAAGTAGTCGCTTTGCTGGACCTGACTCAGGTCGAGCCGGCCCAGGGTGGGTCTTGTCGGAACAGACGGCAAGAGATCCGGGGGAATCTGTTGCAGAAGTTCGTCGGTGATGCGGCAGAAGAGGTCATCGCTGTAGATCTGCGCAAACGTGGCCCGCACTGAGTCCCGCAGTTGGGACATCTCAGCGGGCGTTGTCGCAAAGCAATCGTGGATGCCCCCTAGGTTCCGCACTCCATGCGTCATGGCATGGATGGTGGCCAGTGTCATGTGGCTGGAGTCCAGGCTGTGAACCACGTTGGGGCTGAGCGCATTGCCCATCCGTTTGGTGTCCAAGCCCAGGTCCTCCACCTGGCACCGAATATCCAAGCGCACATCGGACAGGTAGTTCAGTCTGATCCGCTTCTCTCTGGTGTTTGGGTACATCTGGTTGACCAGTAGCCCCGATGGTGAGCGCCACCGCAGTGGCACGTCTGCCTTGCCAGCAATGCGACCCACTGCCCTGAACCATTCCATCGCCTCAGCTGCTGGCTGGACCAGCGACGTCGCCTGTTCATGCAAGATGCGGGCCATCCAATGGACACGCTTGATGGCACCTGGCAGGTTGACCCAGCACTTGCTGTTAAACAGTTCCTCGCTGCGATCCAGCGCCCAGTTGAACGCATAGAAATAGAAGGCGCTGCGGGTTGCTGAATACGGCAGCGTCATGACGCATGGCTTGGCAAGCGTGCGGTCTGGTTGCAGCAGCAGCCAGTCACTAGCTATCGGGTCATCGCTGCTGCGCAGCACAGCAAGCACCTTCTCGATCACCGTGCGGTAGATGTCGGCTGGTCCGTCTTCGTTCCTGGTCAGGTTGACCAGCGCTCCCATCTCCTCATTGCGCAGCAGTGCGCTGTAGTGCTGGATGCCTGAGCACGTGCAGTCCAGCATCACAGGCAGGTCGCACACATACCCATAGCCCTGGTGGTTGAACTGTTGGTACGCCCGACAGAACGACAGGAACTGCCATGGCTTGTCAGCTCGCATCCAGAACTCAGCGTGCTGCCACGGGTCACGACCCACTGCTTCGATCTGCAGCTGGTTCTCATGCACCCAGTCGATGCGTGCCCTGAAGTCCTGCTTGCTCAGGCCCCACATGTTGGCGCCGTGGATGCGCAGCCAATCCGCTTCGTCCTCGCTGCTGATCGGTGTCCCTTCAGCAAACAGCAGCAGCGAACGACTGACGTCGTTGCCCTGTGGGTTCAGGTGCGGCGGTCTGTAGTAGTACCTGCCCCTGAAATCCAGGGACATCGGGAAGTAGATGGCCCGCTCACTAGCGAAACGACGTGCCACCCATAGGCATTTGGCCTGGGCCACACGTGCGTTGCGTGTCTTGTCGTTCTTCTCGTGGATGCGCCGTGCCTTCTTGCGCCACTTCAAGACACCCTCGTCATCAGGGTCCAGGTGCTTGGGGAATGGAGGCACAGGCCAGCCATTCCGTGGCAGCAGGCAGCCCACCTCCAGGTTGCTGTCGTATGCGTGCGTGATCTGGTCCAGCATCCAGCCGTTGACCTTCCAGCCCACGGTCTGATGCAAGTTGGCCGCTGTCATGAACGGCTCGGTGCCATCGCTATGTGCAGCGACGACGTCAGCACCTGACTTGAACAGCGTTACTGGTAGGTCAGCACTGAGGTAGCCACCGTCCAATGGCGTAGACCATGGCCGCGGCTGCACCAACATCGGCAACCAGTTGGGTGTCATCAGACGCTGCTGCTCGGTGACATCCGAGATCCACCGCATGCACTCGTCAGACGCCTTGAACACCCGGCGCGCTGGTTTGTAGCTTCGGTCCAGGACGATCTCGATCATCCCGGATTCACGAGCGATCATCTCAACCAGCAGCACGCCACTTGCCATGCGCTGCTTGGCGTCCCAGATCTCTGTGTTCTTCATGCGCATGATTGATGCCATGCGCTGGCGCTTGGTGCTGCGCACACGCTTGTAGCTGTACAGCTCACGCTTGCTGGCACGACGCAGCATCGTCTCGATCCACAGCTTTTCTGCTACGTCCATTGCCACGTAATGCAGCGTGTCGTTGCAGCTGATGCTGTCGATGACGGTGCGCACTGCAGCAGCAGCAGTCACCTGTGGTGGCAGCAGTGTCAGTGGTGTGAGCAGCGCAAAGTTGCGGCCTGCTTTGCCACGTTCAATCCGTCGTCTGATTGTGCGCAGGTGGGTGACCACACGCTCAACACCGAAGGCAGTGAGGTGCTCACCCCACTTGCTCAGTGATTGCATCCTGTACTGGCGCTGCTTGTTGGTGAGCAGGTCGACCCTGTCACCGCCAAGCGACACCATCTCTGCTTCAAGGGCCAGCTGATCTTCAGCTGATCGTGGCTGACTCCCTGCCTGCTGTCCGAAGAACGCCGTGCTCATTGGTGGTGGGTTGCTGCAAGACGTTGATTGCTTCTGCCAGC